CCTTAAGTTTTTTCTCTCTGTATTCTTCCTTTAATTCTTTTTCGTTATCAACAAATATTCCAGATTCAAATTTTCTTTTTTGGAAAGGGTCAAAAGAATCTATTCCATTAAAGATTTTATATAAAAAATGAAAACAAGGATCATCTTTCTCTTCTAATTCCGTACCGGTTACAAAGTGACATAACTGATAAATCATTCTTTGTTCACAAAAATCTCCCTCAAACACAGGTAGGATGTCTTCTTGTATTGGGAATAAATTATAGAAACTGATTTGATTTTTCTTTTCATATTTTTCTTGTTTAGATTGAATTTCATGGAAAGCTTTTTCATATTGAGAGGAATTATTTTCTGTGTCATAAAAATCTTTTTTCAATGACTCATTTTCCAAAAAATATTTTGAAAAATTTATAATTTCTTCTTCATTAACTTCCAAGTTCAAGGAATGAGGATATTTTTTATTAAAAATTTTATCCAATAATTCGGGTTCTATTTTTGTATCAGATAGAATACCGACTTCTTCGGAATTAAAGTATTTACTTCTCAAATGATTTCGAAAAAAATCACGATTTACATAACTATTCAATTGATCTTTCTTTGTATCAAAAATTTGAAGTCCTTCTGTAAAAAAACTCTCATCTATATCACCTGGAAGTATAGGATCTATCTTCTCCTTTTCTGAGCAAAAGTTATAATTATTAAGATCCAAGATGAAAGGAATAAAAAAAACTTCCTTTTTGGTGTAGATTTTTAGAGAATTCACTAATTTTTGATATTTCCTAGTCTTTTCACTTTCGACCTTATAATAGTCTCTGGTAACCGAAACATCTATTAGAAAAATTTCTTTTTCATGAACTAAGACAATATCAGGTGTTTGATCATGTCCCCAGGAATCATAACCAATAAAGATAGTAGAAATCTCCTTTTCAGGTATCCATTCTCCAAAAAAAAGCCAAACTTAAACAAAAATGTAAACAATCATGTCTCATTTTCAATAACCAATCATAATAATCACACATTTCTTCATTACTTAGTTTTTCAAGATCATAGAATCTTCTAAAAGATTTTAGAAATTGACTTTTTGAATTATAACTAGTTAGAAACATATTAAATAGTAATTATCCC